GTGTCTTGTCCGTTTCAAAAAAACGACCACCTTTGACCAAATTGCACTTTTGACACAATTGCCTCAAATTCCATAATTCATCGCTCCCGTTAAGCCGCTTAGGTATCACATGATCAATGTGCATCTGGCCTTCAGTCTGGCCACACATCTGACAACATCCATCACGCTTGAGCACAGCTTCTCTCAGCTTACGCCAACGGCTTGTGCTTCCGCCTTTCCAGTTGCGTGACATCAATGCCACCCATGCTTTCGCCAATGTGCCAAAGCACCATTGCAAATCTTGCCTTGATACCTGTGATCGATGTATCTCAATGTCCAATCAATCATACGAAAGCCATCAAGGTTTCTGTATTTAGTGTTACGCATCTGGCCCAATCCGAAATGATTGCCATTGGGATTGATTGCCTCCACACGCCAATTTGACTCGCGTTGTATCAAGTAGTGAAAGCATTGGAATTCTTTGTAGTTCACAATCCTTGAGTGTGCATACAGTTTCAATGAATCAATTGATGGTTTTTTTGTTGCATCTTGTGTGGCCTGTGCCGGTGTTGCGCTAGCAAAACATAGCGCGGCCAATAGCACCAAGCATCGCTTGCGAGCTATCCGCCTCAGCGGCTCGCCCACGAGCATGGAGCGTACCGATGAACGCAAATACCAGTCAAGTTTGAGCGTGCTGTTGGGCGTTGCGCACAGCCTGTGGATGATGCCTGTGGATAACTTAATCATGATTTACCCCATCCAGTACCTTTGAAAATTGCACCAGTAATGCTGAAAATGCGCTCTGTTGGCACATTGCATTTGCGACACTCTGGAGCTGGTACATCGCCATCTGCATTGATGTCTCTGTTGATCCCATAAGTAGCTGTGCAAATTGAGCACTTGAATTCATAGTAAGCCATCAGCTAGTTCTCCGATCCGTGCATCATCAACAATCTTGATGCCAAATGTGCCACATCCCATGCATTGAGCAAACCACTCATGAGCTGTGAGTTCGGCACCTTTCTTGAGACCATGGCGTTGCTTTGGCTTTCCGTAAAGCTTCTTGCAGATTGAACAATCAAATTGCAGGATGTGCATAGTTGCTCCTCATAAGTGTTTCGATGGGTTGCAGGTTGATTTGTGGCACGCTCCAATTGTTTTGTGATGCGTTTCGATAGCGTGGTTTCTTGGCCACGGCCACCGGCATCCAGCCAACAATGTGCATCTTTGGTGTGTTACCGGTGACAAGCACGGCAATGTCTCGGTCATGGCGATCTGAATCCTGAATCCACAAATTGCTGTTTGGATTGGCTGACCATTTGACTTCGATGTGTTCACCGACATCGGCTTTTGATTTATCCCATGTGATGCCCGGTGTGTAGTCATAGCCCAATCGCTTTGCAACAATCAATTCAGCTGCCATTGATTCGCCCATTTGTGCCACATACTCAAACCATGACAGGTTTTTGACAATGCGTGTGCTGTGATCAGCTGATCGATCATGGCAATGTTGTATCGCTGCAATCATGCATTGCACTTCCTCAATCCGGTCAATCATCGGCAATCACCACAAAACCAAATGATGTTGTCTTGTCTGTCATAGCCTTTTTGATAGCCAAAATGATCTAACCGCTTTAGCTGCGAGCACTTGTCGCATTGCTCGATTTTGTATTCCTCAACAATTTCGCCATTGCACATTAGCTTGGCCATCATTTCTTGAGGATAGATGATCTCAACGAAGTCGCTCATACTTGTGGCTCCCATTTTCCACGGCTAGTAAAGACATACCACAGCGGATCGCATTGATCTGGCTTTTTGCCTACGCATGAGAAATTGGCCCAATCCTTGCCGGTTTTGGCCGATGTGCCGGTGCGCCAAACGCGATGGCCATGACGGCATTGCGGTGCCTCTTGTATAAGCTCTCCACCCAATTGCTTGGCAATTTCATCCATCGATGATCCTAGTGATGGGATGCCCGATTGTTCAGCTTCATCAGCTGTCTTGTAGCTTGGCACATCACCAAATTTGGTTGTCCAATAGTCATAATCTTGTGGCTTAGTTGCATCATTGACTTTGACTTGTTCCATGGTTTCTTTTGTGGCTTTTTCGGTGCCACCCATAACCAAGGCCATGACTCTCATCAAAGCTGAGGTCGTAGTATCCTCGCAAAACCAGCGTTTCATGTTCGGATTAAAAGCTTCACGATAGCCAAAAGCGTAATCAATACCGGCTGGCTCGGTTTCCTCTTGATTGCGCCATGCCTTAGCTTGTACCAGCACATAACCTTTTTCAGCATTGAATTCGATAATGTGAGCTTCAAGCCGGCCTTGTGGAAATGTCTTAAGCCATCGATCTGTTCGCTCTTTATTGCCTTCGTAATTTTCTAAAAATGCGGCCATTAGTTGTCCACCTTCTCATTGAGCTGAGAGATGTGGCGTGATACCGCCCGACCTCGTGTGTAGCCTTGTCGCTGGCCTTCCTTGAATCCGACCGAATACGACATGACAGCCCAAAAGGCTCCAGCGATCAAACACATGATCAAGATTGATAATTCATCCATTTTGTTGCTCCCGATTCTGGGAGCCGCGAATCAGCTCCCGAAATAGAGAGTGACAGGATCAGCCGACAAATTCAACAATCACGCTCAAATCATGGCGTGTCGTTACCGGATAAACGCCTTTCAATAGTTTTTTCGTATTCTGATTTGGTCTTGTCTTTCAAACCATTAGATGCTAAAACCCCACCCAATGAACCGGTGAGAAAAATTGCCAAAGTCTTGAGCAGATCGATAAAAGCTGCATCATTAGGAGCTTGTGCGCCAATTGGCTGTGTTACAAAGATCAATGCGTATGTGATGCCAAGTGTGACGATTAGAAACACAATGGATAAAACCGCGCCAATGAGAAACATCAAGCGTGCCTTGATTTCCTCTTGACTTAGACGGTCTTTATTCTTTGAAGCCATCGCCTATTAAATCCTCCGTACAGGTACCAGTCACCTTGCATTGCGGTTTCTGACACTCATCCAATTCCCAATTTTCATGCAGTTGACATGGGTATCGCACCCAACCTTGATAACCACAGGCGGTAAGGCTTAGCGAAAGGACAAAGGCCAAGCCCACCGCGAGTGATTTCCGGATCATTTCCCCGTTGAACCGAAAGCTTTGTCAGCTGGATTGAGCCAGCGCAAAATGACAGGCACAACAGCTGCCACTCCACCCATTGCCATTGCCTTAAGATCGCCACCAGCCATGTACACGGCCAATGCAGCTGCTAAGTACGAGCGACCCCATGAGGCCGCAATTGCTTTTGCTTGATCCATTATTTTTCTCCTTTTGGTCGATCCGGTAAATCACCGGAAAATGGCTCATAAATTGGTCGGCCGTAACCCACCACAAATGAGCGTGCTCCCAAAGCTCTTGATTTGACCATCACTTCTCCACCATTGCGCTGATCTCCACCGCCTGATGTGTTGCCTTCAATAGTCACAATCTGTTTTTCTGAACAGCGGATTACCAACCCAATGTGATTGATCGTAGTTTTGTCATCAATGATGAAATCAAAGAAAACAAAATCACCAATCTTTGGTGTGGTATGCCATTGCTTGGCTTTTTGAAATGAATCAGCTCCAGCTCGCGTGCTGACCACATTTGGCACTTTGACACCGGCTTGATGGGCGCACCAATTGAGAAACGAGCCGCACCATGGCAGCTTGTCGGCTTTCATAAATTTGCCGTACTTAGTCTCATTGTTGCCCGTTTCAGCTGTGCCAACCTCAGCAAGCGCAACCTGTATCAAACGCGGCAATGTGCCTTGTGGAAATGTCACGATAGCAAAAGCTTCGCTTCATCGGCTGTAATGCCTAGTCGCTCAAGTAGCGCAGCCTTAGTTGCCGCCTTGGTTTCGGCATCTGCTAACTCTTTGGCCTTGATGGTCACAATCGCTGCATCAATTTCGGATTGAGTTGGCGCATCGCCTTCTAAAACATCCCATTTGACTGTTGAATAATCATTATCGGTAAATGAAAATTCTGCCGTTGGTCGTAAAAATTTGATTGCTTTAGATAGATCAGACATTATGCACCTATTTCGATGAGAGTTATGCTAGAAATTGCTGTACCTTCTTGAAAAATCAATTGAGCCGAATCTGCGGTTGAACTCAATTTGCCTTGTGTTTTGTAAGTAGTTGCCGAAGTGGTAGCCGGTGAATCTAAATAGGTTGCATTGTTGTATCCGCCTAAAACTGAAAGGCTGGATGAACTCGCATAAAAATTTGTAGCAAACTCTTGCAAATAAACTACTGTCGCACCGCGTAAAAGTTGAGACGCGCTGTTCACACTGTCGTTATTTCTTATCGTGTAGAAGCGTTGATTGACTAAGACTAGAATTTTTGATGTTGCCAAAGTTGGTGTGATAGTTGCTGATAATCCAGAATCTGTATAACTAGTGCTAGCGATCGTAGTCGATGTGGTTGTCGTTGCTTGCACTACCTGTAACACCTTGCCGCCAGCTGGCGTTACCCAAGTGAAGTCCATGTTTGTGTTGGATGTTTTAGACAATACTTGACCAGTCGTTCCGCCTTTAAGATCAGCCAACGATGTATCGACCGCCTGACCAAATACCTCAAAATCAGCCGGCAAATCCGTGACCAAATCTGTGGCCGTTGGCATTTGCCAGTTAAAATTGCTTGTTGGATTGCTCATGTTTTCTCCTTACGCCACAATCGTGGCATTGATCCAATCCAAATTTGGATTGACTGTATTCCATGCTTCAACAATCGGCACATCGTTCCAACGCATTGCCTGTAAAGAAAATGCAATTGGTGAGACGATCATTGAAATGCTGACCTGATTGTATCTGGCCGAAAATGTCCAGCCTTCAACGAAACCCAAGAAATCTCCTGAATTCATGTTAAGTGGCAAATTGGCAATGTTCACCGGCATACCCATAAAAACCCCGATTAAGGCATCGCGGTCGGCATCATCGATCTCTGGATTTGTCAGCTCAAAAGTGATGTTATTGAAGTTAAACTGCGGGTTAGCTCTTAGGCTGAGATAAAAATCCGCTTGATCTTCAGCATCGACTTTTTTCTCCAATGTCGTGCGGATTATTTGTGCCAATTGGCCAAACAAAGCAATCGAGTTTGCATCGCTGGCGGATTCCTCTGATGATGATGTGGCTCCGTACTGGATCGTGATTGAGTTTCTGACATCACCTGCGCGTTGCTGGATGCTTAATCCTGATGCCAAAGCATGATTGGCTGTTAAATCAACATAGCCGTTTAATGCCAAATAATTGGTCCGATGTGTGCTGTCTGCGTACCCGATGCGGCCTTGGGCATCCTCGAAAATGTAGCCCAATCCTGATGTGGCTAAAGCTGACACCAACGAATAAACATCCGTGCGAGAGCTTGATCGCGATGCCAATTCATAATTTCCTGGACGATCAATTTCACCCAATCCTGAATTTTCGGCATCTTGCCATTGAGTTGTTGGGTCGTAAGTGGCCCATGTTATAGCTTGAGGAACCTCTTGCCATGAGTCAAACAAAACAGCTTGCAAAACATCATAAATTTGATCTCCATCAAAATCTTTAGAAAGCACACCATCGGTCAATGCTTTTGGCAATCTAGCCAAAGCACCCAAAGCAATAATAGTGATGCGCTGTGCATAATCAACGCTTCCCACTTCAGCGACCGAAATTCCAACCTCAACAACAGAACCGCCAAAAATTGGCACAAATGTAGAGGTTGAATCTTGCAATTCAATTGTCAGCGCATCATTAATTTGAATTGGCACATTTGATTGATTAAAATTGATAATTTCGAGGTTTGTGTATCCTGCCGTAGCTTGCTCATAAATGTTTGTGCGACCGCTTGAAATTGTAAGATTTGCCAAAATGGCTGTTTGATACTCAACACCACCAATAATAACTTTCCAAACGGGATTAAAAATTGTCATTACGGAACAACCAAAGCTCCAGCACCAAGCGTGCCTCGATAAAATGAATTATTAAAAGCCGTTGTTGCTGCTCGTGTAAAACCTTCTTCATCAATAATCGATGCAGCATTGACATTAATGACAATTCGTTCAGCTGTGGAAAGTCCACCTGTGGCCGCTGTTCTAGCTGCGGCAGCTGCGGCGCGAGCTTGTCTCAATCTTTCGGTTTCCTCTTGCAGTGCAATGCTTCTCAAAACGGCTGCCTGTTGTGCAGCTGAAATTGATGAAATGTCGCGTGTGCCACCTTGTTTTGATGTAACTATAATGGGTGCACGGCCACCGCTTATGGTGCCACCTGATCCATCTTCGCCGCCAAAAACCAAACCTTGGCTTTCTCCACCTCCACCGGTAGTAAAACTTGCACCAGTTGCGCCACCACCACCAAAGAAAAAGCGTGTAACCGGGTTATCCTTAATGAAATTTACAAATTCTTTCATTTTGTCAATTGTGTTGGTGATAAAACCAACAAGCTTTGAAAAGCCGGTAACAAGGCCAGCAACAATTGTGCCGATTGCTGACAATGCTAATTTGAAAGCACCACCCAAAATAGGCGCTAAATCCTCTTTTATAAAATTGGCGATTGACTTGAACAAATTTAGTAATGGCTTTAATTCATCACTATTGTCCACAACAGCATTTTTGATTTTGGTAAATGCGCTTACTAAACCTTCAAATGCAGGTCGAACAACAGCGGCGATACCCGGGATAATGGTATCAACGATAAATCCATACCAAGCTTTAATAATTGGCAAAACATCATCGCGAATTATTTTGAGTATCTGAGTAAAGGCTGGGCCCAATGTTTTGCTCAAGTTGTCGGCAAAATCTTGAATTGCTGGGATGCCTTTGTCCACAAAATTGCTGACCAATGGTGTCAGCGCATCAAGTACATACGATCCGACAGTTTCTTTGGCTTCATCAAATGCCACAGTAAGCCGAGCCATTTTGCCTTGAAATGTGTCAGCTTGTTTTGATGCCTGACCTTCAAAGGTTTTTGACAAAGCCAAAGCTGCGGCATCAAAATCTTTGGATTTGATGATTGAATCATCGATGCCAACGCCTAAACGCTTGAGTGCTCCTAAATTGCCATCGTACGCCTTGCCCAATGCCTCTGAAACGGCTCCCAAATCCTTGCCTGTACCCGCTGCAATGTCCAAAGCAAGTGTTTGCAATTCTTGTGCTTTGGTCACATCTTTTGTTGATCTCAGTAATCGATCAAGCGATGGCCTCAATTGGTCATCGGTTACACCATTGGCCAAGGATGTTTTTGTTATGTAATCCTCAACAGCTGCAATCTGATCGCGTGTAGCACCGGTGACATTTCCTAATGTCGCGGCTAATTTTGCTTGAGCAGCTTCATCCTCAATTGCTGACTTCACACCGTCAATGAGCAATTTGCTTGCATAAGCGGCAGCTGCAACACCAGCTGCGGCAAAAGCCAATCCAGCCTTTTTGCTAAAATCACCGATTTTATCGCCAAATCCTTGAACCTCGGTTGATCCCGTGTTGAGGCTTTTTTTGAGCTGATCTACATCGCCAAGAATCGAAAGCTTGAGAGTTCTACTTTGACCAGCCATCACCACTCCTTCAAAATCTTAGAAAATGCATTTTCCCATTGATTGATGATGTGTGGCTGTTCGGCACGCAATGTCGGATAAATGAAATAACCAGCCGAGCCACCACGAGGCCCACGACCTGACCAAAGTGGGAATTGCTTGAATTTGTTTGATCCAAATTCATAGCCACCCCAAAGCTGTTGAGTTGTACCGCCACCGCTAAATTTCTGCGAGACAAAGCCAAAGCTGATCTCACCAATCTTTGATGACTTACTCACGCGCGAGCCTTGAGCAATACGGGTTGCAGCTTTATTTGGTCGATTGCCAGCTGCCGAAATCACTTTGGATTGTAAGTATGTGGCCAATCCATTTGAAACGGCTTTAGCTTCAGAAACAGCTTGATCATCCATGGCTTTGAAAGCCTTGATGATTCCGCGCAAATCACTCTTGTCATAAGTGATTGTCTCAGTTGCCATTTCGTATCCTTAGAATCTCAAAAACGGTTAAAATGTCCTCAGCTGTTTGAAACTCTGACCTTGACAATCCTGTGGTGATCGCTAGTTCCCAAATGATCCGGTTTATTGTTCCCGGCTCGTAGCTTTTGGGTTTTCGGTTTCTCCCATGTTTATGTCAGTTACAGTTTCGCACCAGACTTCAAAAGGCTTAACAGGCTTTCCAGCTGCCTCGCGCTTCATTGCGTGATACGCCAAAAACATCAAATCAGCAATGCCTAATTTCTCAGATACTTGCTGAATTGTATTTCCGGTCTTTTGTTCCCATTTCATCCACTCCGGTGGGAGCGCGGTGTAAGTCGCGCTCTCCCCGGTAACGAATTCGATTGTGATTGCTAGTTTCATGCTCCCGATCTCCTTTTTATAGTGTTGGTGTTGTTACACAGGTAAAGGCTAATGAAACAGTTTGTGCATCTGGTGCTGTGCCTCCAGCTGATGGGAAAATTGGCTGCACATCAAAATTGAACACCGATCCTGATGCAGCTGTAAAAACAACCGCCAATGGTGTGTTTGGTGCTGTGTCTGCCGCTGTCCAAAGCGCGTTGCACAATGATCCGCCAGCTGGCCAATCTGCCAACATTTCAACGGCAAATGAGCCTTGAGTGTCGGTGGTGTAATACGCCTTGCCATCGAGTGTCTGATAGGTGTTGATTGTTGAATCAATCGTCAAAATTGCTGATGTGGCCTGAGCATCATACGAATCACCATCAATGGTAAATGTGATGTCTCTGCCGGTCACGATTGTTGTTGGCATGATTTCTCCTTAGTTGGTGTAGTAGGTGCTTACTTGTAAATCGGCTGTAAGGTAACTACCTGCACCGACTTCCAATGGTTGAGGTTGATTCACATTGCCGACTTCATAACCGGACGGCATTGCGCTGATGATGTTAATCATCAATTTTTCGAGGTTGTCCAAAGCTGCCGCATTGTTCATGTATGCAACAACGCCAGTCACAGTCAGATTGACCTTAACTTTTGTTGTTGCGCCATTAATCAAAACGCTTTCCAAATAAGGCGCATCGGGAATCAAACAGATCGATGGGCTGGTCATTGTTTCTGGGATGCCGTTATACACATTGGCAGCAATTGTTGAAAGTGCTGTTTTCAATGGTGTGCGGATTGCGGATTCGATGCTCATTGACACATCGTTTCAACATCAAGAAACGGGCCTAAAAGCCCAATTACTCTATTGGAAAGGCTGCGGCCTAAAATAAATGGGCTTGGCTGAAAATTGTCTGACATGATTTGGTTCCCGGGAGCTGTAATGCTTTGAAAAATCTCAACCGCTACAACCAAAATGGCATTTTCAATGGGTGGTGTGTTCGCGTACAAAGCCGCTGCCGATCCACCGCTCAATGTTGCTGTTGCTGCCGGAATAAATGGCAGCGGATAGTCACGATCAGCGGCCGCTGTGGCAGCTGTGAAAGTGTAAGGTTCAATCCGATCATCGGTGACTGTATAAGTCGCGCTGTATGCTCCGGCCCCGGTAACAACAACAGATTGACCCGGCACAAAATAATTTGGCCGCATTGTGGTGAAATAAATGACGGAATCACTCACATTGGCAAAAGTCACCGATGATTGGTATTGCGTAAGTAAAGGCAAAATTGTCTGCTCAGCGGAATCTATGTAAGAATCCAATTGAGCATCACTATACAAAGAAACCGAGACACCAAGAATTGCTCTCAGCTGTGAGGCTGTAACGATTGCTGGCATCTCGGTTCCTTTCGTATCAGCGATGTTCGGGAGCGACCATCACCGATGATTGATTGTTTATTTATGGGAGGTTATTGAATTGTGCACCATTTGGCACTTTGGCAGCTAATGCGCCATAGCCGTAGTACAAAATGTCAATTGTTCCATCGCTGTTGATGTTGCTGCGTAGAGTGAAACGTGGAGATTCGTACCATGTGTATGAATCTGGGTTCACAACTACCATTGATGAATCGCCATCAGCTGTTGTTGTACCAGCGTTACCAAATGAGCGTGAAACATAAAGATTCAAGCCCGGTGAAACTACACCGCGCAATGAATCTCCGCGAACATTTCCAGCTGCGTTTGATGGCTGTGCTGCGTTGTATAGTGGTGCGCCATTGTCGTTGTATCCCATGATGTTTCCCCATTGTGTAGGTGAAACGATCAATGAGCGAGCAAAACCAAGTGATGCACCATAAACATTTGCGGCTGCCTTTGATGTGTATCCAAGGAATCCGGTTGCTGAATTTGCTGCCTGAGCTGTCACGCTAGTGACGGCCGCTTGCATTTGTGCCAATGCATACTCATCTGTCTCTTTTGCATAAGCAAATTCAAGGTTTTGGAGCAATGCTGTTAGGTATTCTGGACGGCTGCGGTCAATCAATTCAACTGTTGAAATTGCGCGGCCTTTGAAAGGCTGAACAGCAACAGAAAGAAATGTTGCAGATAGTGATGATTCTGTGATTGCATCGTTTTCATCGATTGGCAAAACTGTTGGAACAGCCGTTACGCGAGGCAACTCAAATGTCATACCTTCTGCAACTAAAGTTTCGCGGCTGATGCCATCGATTGTGCCACGATCAGCGTTTGCAAGTGCATTGATCACCTGTGTGCTTTGTGGTGTTGGAATCATGCCGGGTGCTGTTGATGTTGTGTTGTCAGCTGCCTTTACATACTGGCGTGAATCCTCATCGTGCAAAACGCTTGCGCGTAAGTAGTGCTCAAGGTAAGAAACCTTGTCCACAATTGGTGAGCGTGGTGCTGTGTAGTAAGCCGGGCGTGATGCTTGTACAGGTGCGACCTCTGGAGCTGCTACCGGTTCAACGGCAGGAGCTACTGGTTCGGTAGTGTTGTCCATCTTGTCTCCTTCATTTGGGTTTGTTGTCTCTGTAACTGTTTCAGTTTCAGAATCCTCTGATGCGGCTACCTCAGAAACGCGAGCTGATCGCACAGCCGGTTCAGTAACCAAAGCGACAGCTGTGAGCTGTCCATTGAGCACCTTCATGGTGCCATCTTTTTGCATTTCGTAATTGTCCACGGCTAATTCGATTGAAAATCCATCGCGTAAACCTTCCATTGCCTCAGTAAGTGCATCTGTGCCGGCTGTGGTGTTTGCAATCTTAAATGTTGCTGTCATTTCCTTGTCATTTACAGTCATGGCAATGCTCTTGCCAATTCTGCGTGTGTTGTCGTGCTCAAGGTTCAAAAAAACATCTTGTGGCTGAATCGATCCGCGAGCAAATACAACCTTGCCGGTTGATGCGTTTGCATGCTCATTGAAAGCAACGATGCGACCGCTGATTGTGCGCGAATCTGAATCCGCTGCCGTGATGTGCATTGGTGTTGTTAGCTTCATGAGATCATGTCCTCCATTTGTCGAATTTCATCGGTAGTGATCGCACCGATTTCAAATAAAATCTTGTAAATTTCTGCACGCTCTTTTTCTGATCCGCGTAAGTATGCCTTCAAATCAAATTCCACGCGCTGTGTTGATGGCGTAAAATCTGGCATCGATAAACGGCTAGAAATGCTATTCATCAGCGGGAGCAGCGAGAAATCCAACAAAGTTTGACGGGCCGTTTGAGCGTTTGCGTATGTCATGCTGGAGCCAGTTGGCGCGTCAATAAAATAAGCCGGAATACCCACGGCACGAGCTAGTTCGGTTGCAATGATTTCGCGTGCAGCATTGAGGCCGATTTGCTCTGGTGAAAATCCAACTGTTGTCAATTCAACATCAGCATTAAGAAACGCTGTGCCGCGATTTCTACGAGCTGCGCCCCATGCATCCAAAAGTTTTGCAATGCGATCAGCTGGCAATGCTGTGCCATTTGATTTCAAAACCATCGATGGCACAGGCTCTTTTGCGTACATTGCAGCTGCTCTTTCAAGCTCTGCACCAGCACGAATTGTGCGACCAGCGCGGTTTAATAAACCTTCATCGTTGCCGTAAAACACCACAAGCGATCCAACACCAGACATTGGCACGCGTGATCCGTCGACTGTGTAATACTCAATTTGAGTGCCGATTGAATTTAAGAAAACGCCAACACGATTGGGAGCAACGCGCCACATTTGGCGCACGCGACCCGTGTCAGCAAAAAGATCAATCACCTGAAAATAACTAAACCCCGTAAAAAGTAAATCTTCACATGCCCATACCCATGATGCTGCTCCTGGTACTCGCTTGTCCGGATCAGAAATCACAACAGGTTGATCGATGATTGCACCTGTGTCTTTGTCGCGTGTAATTAAAGGAATTGTGGCAATTGAATTGCAAATCATGTTTCGTGCACGAGCAATTGCTGGCACGCTCATTGCTTCCTCGCGGCTGACAATGTAATCAGCTCCACCAAATGGGAAAAATGCATCCAGCGTTGGAGCTGGCCCAATTTGTGCAGCTACATCGGCACCGCGGTCAATTGCCACAGCTTCAATGGTGCGCTTTCGATCAAATAATCCCATGAGATGATTTTCTCAAAATGTCAAGCATCAACCCACTAAAATGTCGATTTCGGTTTCTGGGCGTGTCGCAAAGTGTGTGACCAATGCTGATGCTACGGCTGCACAAACCGGTGTACCGCTTGCACGCCTTCCAATAACCCAACCGCCATCACCGCGCCTCAATTGCACAGCTGAAAGAATCTGCTCAGTAAGCAACGCTTGATTTCTGTGCTTGAGCCGACCGCTATTGATCGCTCCCAAAAGCTCGTCACAACTTTGTGGATAATCGCTGTCCATGTCATGGATCGGGATACCAGCCGGCTGCATACGCGCTGCAACGGCACCGCTTGTGCGCCTTGAATAAAGCAAATACTCAATTGGGTACTTTCGGCAATAAGAAGCTGCATCGTTGGCGATCGCTCGATCATCCAGCTGGATTGTGTTTTCCCATGTATGCAACAGCTTCACGACAAATGACTCCGAGCCAAGTTTTTGAGCCGCGACCAATGCAGCGTGTTTTCTGTCCGGTGAAATGTCGATGGCCATCCATGTGAGCTTGTCCTCATCGATGTCAATAGTGTCATCGCCACACTCTTGCCACTCTTTGGCACCGACCACGCTAGAGATTGTCTGAACCCATCTGTTCAAAACCTCTGTCATAACAACATCGGGTGGATCATTGAAAACCGCTCGGATGTTGTCCGGGTGAATTGTTATGTTGAGGCCGGGATTGGCCCATGCTGCATTTTCCAATGAAATTTCATCAGTCGGTGCTGACCACTCAAAATAGCCCACATCATCGCTTGCCCCACTAGCTGCGGCCAAACCTCTTTCGCGCAATTGGTTCAAAACCATTGAGTGCGAATCACCGGCCGAGCTGAAACAATTGACCTGTGGATTTTTGGCGGCCATCAAGGTGTATCGCATAGCTGCAAAAGTTTCCATGTCATGCAATTCCCGGATTTCATCCATGTGGATGGTTTCGGGTTTTGACAATCCACGAGCTGCCGAACCTCCAGCCTTGATGATGAAACGATTGCCTTTGAGTGTTTGAATTTCCTCGGCTCCATGTTGCCAGCGGATGCGCTTTACCTGATTGGCTAAATCCGCATTTTCCTCAATGATCTGCACAATGGCTCGAAATTGCTCCAGCGATGTGACCAATCGGTGAGCTGTCGAAACCTGCAATGACTCATCCCAATGGAAAAGACCCATCATGATTCTGGCCATCATGTAAGTGCTCTTGCCATTTTGACGGGCAACGCTGGCCACAGTCACGGGATGGTGGTACCGCCCATCGGGTTTGATTTTCAAACTATGCTCGGCCAGCCATTTTTGCCACGGCATAAAACCATTTGGGAGAATCTGGTCAGCGAAATCAATCAATTCAAAGCCGCGTGAAGGCAAATCATTGAGTGGTGAGTGGATTCGTGGAGCTGTTACCGGCAAAAAAACCGATGTGAGCCGATCTGAGCCTGTTTCAGCCATTGGGGTATCAATCATGACCTGATCATCACTAATCATGACTTATCGACTCGTTTTGGGGTATAAACAGACCAT